GGCATCACAAGGATATTCTGCGGAATTTTCTTATGTTGATTTCGCAGCTGTTGAAGATGCAGCTGATAGTTACTTTGATCAACTTGAATTTATTTCCAAAGGCCATAAGAGTGAACGAAAGGTATATGATTTTGAACATGCGGTTTTAGGAGATGGACCCGGATCAGAATTCAAATCAGTACCCAGAGTTACCTCTGCTGGCTTCCCCTACAATGTGCAACCAGGCCTAAGTTCTAAGGCTAGGTTTTTTGGAACGGGCATGGATTATGATTTGGACAACCCTGAATGTGAGAAACTTCGAAAGAGTGTGGATCACGTTATTGCTAAAGCAAAGGAAGGTGTGCGTTGTATGCATATTTTCACAGATTCTTTGAAAGATGAAAAATTGCCTAAGCACAAGGTTGAAATTGGAAAAACACGAATGTTTGCTGCTGGACCCACTGAACTCTTGATTGCTACTCGTATGTATTTTGGTGCGTTTTCGAAACATTGTATTCGGAATCGTATTGACAACGGGATTGCTATCGGAGTGAATGAGTATAGTAGTGAATGGGACTTGATTGGCCGAAATCTGAACAAATTTGGCAAAGGAAACAACAAAGGAGCTGGAGATTTTTCTGGTCTAGACAAGAGACAGCTTCCCATATTTTTCATAGAAATCTGCAGAAAGGTTAATGAATGGTATGATGGAACACCTGATGATAATAAGGTGAGAGAAATTTTGCTCCTTGATTTGATGTACTCTCGGCATGTGAATGCCCGATGCTTTTATGAGTGGACGATGTCTATGCCAAGTGGACATTTTCTTACTGCTCTATTTAATAGTATTGCTGTTCAACTAATGTTCAGGATTTGTTTCAATCGTCTGACTCGCCTTCCTATGTGGGATTTTCCTGTACATGTTTATTTGATCGTGTTGGGAGATGACAATGTATTTTCTGTTGATGAGCAGATTACAGATATGTTCAATGAAGCTAGCATAGGAATGGAAATGGCAAAACTCGGTCATATTTATACGTCTGAGGATAAAGCTAGTATGTTGCGAGTCAAGCTTAGGAGTCTTGAAGAAGTTACGTTTCTGAAGCGTCGTTGGTGTATGCACTATGACATGAAGCCCCCACGTTTTATGGCTCCCCTTGAGCTATCTACAATCCTTGACATTCCTAATTGGAGGAAGAAAGGAGGTAATGAGTTGGGTGATGTTGAAGCCAAC